GAGCCGAGACCAATCGAGCTTTGTTGTAGGAACCATCGACCGAAATCGGAGAAGTCGGGAATATGCCGCCCAATTCTCCAGCCGTCTTCTTAACCTGTGTGAGGTCCAGAACCGGTCGAATTGTCGGCTGCATGTCCATCTCGCTGATGACCATCTTCGATACATTAGCGAGGGAGTTACGCAACGACACGATAGCCTTGTCGCCCACGTTTTGTGCGGACTTCTCGGCAATTGACGCGTTGGCGTCCAGCCCCTTAGCCAGACCCTCAACAGAGTACTGACCAATTTCAGCAAACTCCTTCGAGGGGGACTTGATGCCCAGCTTCTTCTTGATGGACTTAACCATGGATTCAGCAATCTTATCCATGATCTTCTCGATCGCCTTCATCTGGTTCTCGAGACCCTTGACGAGACCAGCGGCTGAATCAACCGCAGCCTGGTACAGAGCCGAAGAAGCCTTGTCAGCGAGGTCGCCGGCGACCTTCTCCAGATCCTTGCCTAGGTTGTTGACCTCGTCGACACCGCCCTTGCCCGAAGCAAGAAGCTGCTCCACGAACGGTAGTGCACTGGTGCCCTTACTCAGAAGTTCCTTGTACAAAGCGTCACTGAGACCAAGATCCCTCAGCTTCTGCAACGCAGTGGAGAACTTCTTCGTGTCCTCGATTTGCTTACGCAGGTTCTGGACGTAGCTAGCCAGCGTTGTCTCTCCCGAAGTTTCCGGGAGATTATCGAACTGGTCCTTGATCGACTTATTGTAGTCGTCGCGGGTCTTGATCGCGTCAGCAAGCTTCTCGTTCGCGCTCTTCAGCTTCGCAGCGACCTGGTCTTGCTTGTTGGCCAGATTCCCAAGACGAGTGTTCTCTGCCTTGATCCTCTTGTTCAGCTCGCTGTACGCGGCGGATGTAGCCTTGTACTCCTTACGAGCCTGAGCCAGTTCTGCTCGCGTCTCGCGGATTTCTTCCTTGTCTTTCTTACGAGCATGCGTAAGACGCTTGAGCTTGTCCTCGAGCTGATCGACGTCCTTAGCTGAAGAACGCATAACGTCGGCAAGCTTTTGCTGCAGACTCTTGAATGCCGTAGTGATCTGACCGGAGTTACCATCGAGACCCTTACGGAAACCGTCGTTGACATAGTTGCCAAGCTTCTCGAACTCCTTCGAGGGGGACGCGATACCAAGAACGCCCTTTGCTGCGTTCAAGGCAGCAGACGCAACCTCTCGTGCCTTGGCAGCGATTCGACCCACACCGGAAGCCAGGCCTCCAGTCATACCATCGATAATCGCCATAGCCAAATTCACACCGGCGGCACGGAGCGCTCCACTATTGCTTCGGATTGCGTTAGCCAGACCGTTTACGAAGGATATGATCAACTTGACACCGGCGTTGATCACTCGAGCCTGTTGAGCCGCGATCGCATTGATGAACGCTACGATCAGGTTCACGGCCGCAGTGACGATCTTCCCGATATTTCTTGCAACACCGTTCAGAATGTTGACGATCAGTTTGGCGCCCGCATCAGCCAACGGACCAGCATACTGATTCATTACCTGAATCAGCTTGAGGAGCATCTTGTAGATCTGGTTTGCGATCTTGGGAGTGTTGACCGCAATCGCTGTGATCAGAGAGTTCAAGACCACAACCAGAGCCTTGGTGATAGCCGGTCCAGATTTCGCTATTACTTCAGCGAACAGGATCAAGCCCTTACCGATAGCTTCCACAATTTGTGGGATCAGGGCGATCATCCCAGAAGCCATGGCGAGAAGAACCGCCGTACCAGCAGCGCCTGTCACAGCCAAAGCTGCAAGACCTGCCGACAAAGCTAGGATACCCACACCAGCGAGAGCAGCACCTGCTCCCAGTAGGAGGATCGCAGCGCCCAATCCGAGAAGTGTGGGAACCACCGGAGTAAGTACAGCGCCGGCCACACCAAATATGATGAAGGCCGCAGCAATGACCAGAAGTCCCTTACCGATTTCACCCCAGGACATACCGCCTAGAGTAGTTAGAACCGGCGCAAGGATGGCCAAAGCTGCTGAGACAACTAGAATTGCGGCGGCCCCTGTGATGGAGCCTGACATTGCTGTGACTGCAACACCGATGATCAACAAGGAGCCGGCCAGAGCGACCATAGCCTTACCGATCTCTTCCCACCCCATCGCAGCCATCTGTGCGAGAGCGTCACCCACCTTTTTGAGGGAGAGAGCAACGATCAAGATGCTGGCTGCACCGAGAGGCGCTGTTGGTGGGATGATTGTTAATGCAGCAGTAATGATTGTGAGAGCACCGAGAAGCGCCGTCAAGCCCTTACCGATTGTTCCCCACGACATACTACCCAACTGCTGTAGAGATTCTCCCACCTTGCCGAGAGACATGGCGACGATCAGAACGCTAGCTGCGCCGAGAGGAGCTGTTGGTGGGATCAATATCAATGCCGCCGTGATCAGCGTTAGACCACCAGCAAGAGCTGCGAGTCCTCTACCGATCTCTTCCCAGGACAAACCGGACAGATCCTTCATGGCACTCGCCAGGATTTTTATCCCAGCAGCCAGAAGAATGATCCCCGCACCGGACGCAAGTCCACCCTTACCTACTGCAGCGAACTTGGTGAAGAGAGTCAGACCGCCGAGGATGGCACCGACGCCGATCAAACCCTTAGCCATCTCTTCCCAGCTGAGACCGGAAAGATCATTGACAGCACTTGCGAGGATCTTGATTGATGATGCCAGGATGACCAGCGCGGCAGCAGTCGTCACCATACCTGCGGGATTCGGCATCAACTTTGCAACACCGATAAGCGAAGCCAGGAGAACGGTGGTACCGGTCAAACCCTTAGCGAGATCTTCCCAACTGAGTCCGGCCAGTTGCTTGACAGCCAACGCGAGAACGTTGATGGCTGCACCGAGAAGGATCATAGACGCCGCGACGAAAGGCATCTTGGCGAACCCGACGAAGCCGGAGAACTTCTCAAATATGAGCATGGACCCAAGCAGCTGGGTGAACATCACCGTGATGGCTGCGGACGCGCGCGCAAGACCTGCCGCATCGATCTTAGACAGGGTGTTCATCGAGATAGCAAGGATGCCGACCGCGGCTGCTATCTGGAGTAATGTTGCTGCGCGCAACGTGTTCTGCATCGCACCCAAAGCGCCGGTGAGATTCTCGAAAGAATCACCGATGTTATCCAGGATGCCGCCGACTCCACCACCGCCGATGAGTTTCTTGATCATCAGAACAATGGTGGCGAACAGACCTGTATTTAGACCAGCCAAGACGTCGCTGAAGTCCAGGTCTTTGAACGCGTCACTGATCGAAGTTCCGAACCCTCCGAAGAACTCGGCAGCTTTGTTTCCGACCTTGTCGAAGAAAGTGAAGACGTTACCCAAGATCGTGAGGACTTTACCCCACGCCGCAGATATGATCGTCCCTAGCCGCCCCAGAGGTTCGAGCTTCTTCGAGACGTCCCCGATAGCCTTGGATGCTCCACTGCCGTCGACGTCTTTGAACAGGGAAGCGAGGAAGCCGGCAAATTTCTGAATCAGTTTGATCGGAACCGACAAGATTGCGCCGATACCTTTGAAGAGGTTGGTCAGACCTTCGCCCTGCTTGATGGCGTCTCGTACCTTGACCAACCAGTCCCCGATAGATCCCGTGAACTCGAGGAATCCACCAGAACCTTTCGTAGCAACACCGATCAAGGTGAAGAAGGTCTTGACAATCTCCTTGACGACCATGAAACCGATATCCAAGATCGCAAAGACTCCGGCGAATGTCCTCCGGAGGTTTTCTGCGGTCTTACCGCTGATCTTCAAACCGGCAGTGAAGTTACGAATAGAAACAGACAAATCGTACAGCTGTTTCCCTGTTGCCGCCGGGAAAATCTGACGGAAAGCTTTACCGATCGGCGTGACAACTGAGACCAATGCCTTAAACGCGTTGGATATGGCCTCGATTATTACCTTACGTCCACCGAGCTCTTTCCAGTCACCGAGGACTTTATTGCGAGCCTCAGCCGATTTGGTGATGAAACCACCAAGAACATCATTGACATTCGTAAACAACGACTTGGCTTCGTCGAAGTCGCCAAATATGAGTTGCCACGTTCGAGCCCAGCCAGAACCTGCAGCTTCCTGCAGAGTACTCATCAACTGAGTGAACGTCTTGACCTTCGTTGCTGCATCCTGGGCCGTCTTGGCCATCTTGAGGATGCCCTTGATCTGGTCATCGTTGTAGCCCATGGTCTTGAGTTGGGCTGCGTTCAGGTCACCAGTGAACTTGCTGAGCGTCTCGGTCAGAACCTCGCCGGTGAGCCAACCCTCTTGCAAGCTGAGTCGGAAACTACCAGCGTCCTTGATCATTTTGTCAACGGCGATGCCGTGTACGCGCGCGGTTTCAACCAGGGAGTCCTGGAAGACCTGTCCGCCCATACCCGCGTTGACAACCGAGTTCCAGCTCTCGAGAGAAACCTTACCCTCGGACAAAGCCTGGGACAGTTGGTACATCGCCGCAGAAGCCTGCTGCGAGTTTGATCCCGAGATGGCAGCAAGGTTCGCGATACCCTTGATAGCTGCTGTAGAGGTCTTCAGATCAACGCCGGCAGCCGTAAAGGTGCCGATGTTCTTCGCCATCTCGGAGAAGTTGTAGATCGTCTTGTCTGAATATCGATTCAGCTCGTCCAGAGCTGCCGTCACGTTCTTGAGTTTGGTACCCTCTTTGGTCGTGTTGGCAAGAACCGTCTGAATCGAGTTCAGGTTAGTCTCGTACTCTCGGAAACCACTCAGAAGCGGCTCGATAGTCAGAGACTTTACCAGACGTCCACCGGCAGCAACGGCTTGATGAGCAACCGTTACAAGCGCGGTAGTAGCCACCACAGACATGGCTTTGAACTTGTCGGCCAGACTCTGAACGCCACTTTCGACGTTCTTGAGATTGACCTTTTGTGCCGCAGCGTTGACGTCAATCAGGCCTTTGGTGGCCCCCTGAAGCTGCAAGCTCTTGTTGAACGCCTGCAGAGAGCGCATCGTTGACGCTATACCACGCTCGAATGCCGCGTTATCGAACTTCATCCTAACGACGCGTTCGTCGATGCTGCTCATGCGGAGGTCACCGCCTTCCATACGTCGTCAGCGATTTTGTCAAATATGGGTCTCATCGCGGGATTGATATAGTCACGTCCTTGAACGTATCCGCCGGTTCCCGTGGCGTAACCATACTGCAGCATAATAGCCACGGGAAACCCGTTTTCGACATCTGAGTTGGTCCACAGAATCGTGACTCCGCCTCCAGACGTGACTACTTCGTAGTTCCAAGACCCAGAAGCCAGACCGCTATCAGCCGGAGATGCAGCAGATAGAGCCGAGACTCCCTCTCTTCCGGCCGAATTCAGAACTCTCGTAATCGTTGAGTTCAGTTTGGTCATGGCTTTGAGAAACGCCTCCGTGTTCTTGAAGGAGCCACTAGTATCGAAGGATATCATCGTGACTCCGTTCAAGCGTTAGGGTGCTACAGCCGCGAAGTAGCAGAACTGGTTGGACGTGTTGCTGGCCGGCGTGATCGTTGAGGGAAGAGTCGTCAGACCGGTTCCGTTCGTAGCCCATCGCAGGATGCTGGTCGTCAACCCCAAGTTCATCAAGGTTCCGTTCAGATCCTGACCTCGATAGATCTGGGGCATGGTGGCTGCGTTGAACAGGAACGCCACCCAGTAGAACCCCGGTGTCAGAGCCGTACTCGAGATGGTTTCCAGCCATGCTCCGGTCGTGGTCACTCGAGCGTCCACACCGACACTGGCGACCAGAGTGCCTGCAGAGTTGTACAGGCCGATCCAGTTCTGACCGGATGTCGGAGTGACACCAGCGGTGTTGATACCCCAACCGATCTTGGTTGCGGACACCGAACGAGGGACATGGATCTTGGCCAGGTACAGCGTTCCAGCGATACCGGCCTTCCCACTGGCGGTGTTCTCGGGAGGGAACGTCCATGCGATCAGACCGTTCTCCTCAGGGTGAGGAATGCCGGCGAGATGGCCAGGAACGTGAAGGCTGTCGCCGTTTGTTCCGTAGCTCTGGATGCCTCGAACCACTTCGACCGGAGCTGAGGTCGGACCGGTCCTTTCGATGATGTTCGGACCGCGCGCGAGACGGACGTTCGAGCCACCGTCGTGAATGCCCTCGGAGATGGCATGCCAGACACCACCGTTGACCTGAACGTTGGCTGTCGTCGCCGAGAGACCGTACTGAGGGCTGGCGTTACCGCTGCCATCATCGGCGGTTCCAGGGTAGACCACACAGCCCGACAAGACAATCGGTTGCGTGCTGCCGTTGACGTTGACGGCTGCCCAGCCAGCGCTCGTGGAGTTTCGTCCGTCGCGTCGGAAGTAGCAACCAACGAAGGTTAGCGGCGCGTTACCGTTTGCACCGCTGGGTATTGATACCCCATTTTGACCGTTTCGATCAGTTGTACAACCGACGAAGGTAGGACCTCCGGATCCCGATCCCGTCCCGGTTCCACTGCCCACATTGAAGCCGTCTAGACTGCTCCACTCGGAACGACAGCCAATGAAAGCCGAATTCCCAGCACCACCGACGAACCAACCGTGACCCGTCGCTCCGATGACCTCGCAGTCCATCCAAGTCGAGTCCGTGATGGCCGCATTGATGCCAATGCCGCCGGTCGAAGAGACGTGGAGACGAGAAACATGCCAGGAATAGGCCGAACCAGAGCCGTTGGAGGTGGTTCCGACACCACGATCCGGGATGTGGCGAACCTGAACATCCGTGATGTAGACGCCGTGGACGTATCCCAGAGCCAGGATGCCATCTGTGGTCGAACCGGTGATGTTGATGCCGTCGATGGTCAAGTTCTCGATGCGCTGCTCGATACTCGGACCGGCATAGCTCCCTGTGGCCTGATCGACCATCAGGATGATTGCGTCACCGGTAAAGCTCGAAGAGGGCTTGATCAGGGAGCCGGTGACGTCATCGATGTGACCGCCGTGACTGCCCAGCAAACGAACCTGCGGAGGGATGATCAGAGGGCTGGACGTGACGTAAACACCGGGCGGCAAATATACCGTGAATCCCGGGTCAGCGTCAGCCAGAGCCGCTTGGATCTCGGCGGAATCGTCAGTACTTCCGTCACCAAGAGCTCCATAGTCCTTGACGCTGAGAACAAGCTCTCCTCGTCGAACCAGGGTCGTTGGGACTTGTGAATCCGCAAGCTTGCCGGTATCCAGATCGGCCTTGACGGCCAGGAACGCGTCGACTGCTTCGGCTGTATAACCTGTGACCGTGGCCACGTGATCACCTTTCTACTAGGAAGACGAGCTGAGGGTGTAGCTGTCTTCGTCGATTTCGACCGCAGTCGGTGCTGTGATTTGGAACGTTGAGGAGTCCAGCATACTGAGGACGGTCGTAGGGGCAATCACGGTGAATGTTCCGTCGCCGTTGTCAGTCACTACCATGTCGCCGAACATGTCGAACAACGCATACAACTCTTCGAAGGTCGGAAGACTCGGTGTAGTCTCATCTGCTCCGTAGAGAACGTCTTCGACCGCGGCGAGCGCACCGGGATGGGTGTACCGAGAATCGATGACAATATGAGCCGTTCTCTTGTAACCCGTGATCGATCGAGGACGAGTTGTCACATTCCAAGTGAAATTCGTCGGTTCGGTTTCGGAATTGATTGTCGCGTTGGGTTTCTGAGACGGAGAAGCCAATGCGTTGTAGATGATGTGAATCTTGTAGGCGTGCTCCACGCCATCCACATCATTGCCTACCATCGTTCGATAGGTCAACCCGAAGGATTTCCTGCGTTGCTGAGTGACGAACAAACCCGGAAGAGTTTGAGCGGTTCCGTCACACGCAGCGAACTCGTCAGGGTAGGTGTACGCAGTTATCGAGGCTTCGAATTCCTCACTCGCCGCTGTGTTGGCGTACTTCACACCGTCGATGTAGTAAGGTCGCGCCTCGCCGCCGGAGGTGGTCTCGTTAACGGATATGAGACCGGTCCAGACTACGGCGGGGCGATCGTCGACGTACAAGACACCTCGATCAACACCCGCTTCGAAGAATCGAGAACCGACTTCATTCCATTGGAGCTTTGACAAGTTTCCTCCCCTCACCCACGAGTTCCGAGTTGAGCCTTTCGCTGAGCATTTAGCTCACGGTTCCTTTGTGCGATCTCGGCTCTGGTCATCTTCTTCTTTGGAGCATTCTTCTCGTTACAGACCTTGATAAGGGCGAACAAACGATTGAGGTGCCAATGTTCGAACGACTTCTCAATGTTCAAGGTGATCATCCAGTAATAGATAATCTCGGACGTGATGACTTCCTTCGCCCCGGGCTTGGTTGCCTTCGAGGCGAACCACGTAGCCGTCTGTTTCGAGTTGATGTAGACGTTGATCGCTTCAAGATTCTCTTCAGTGAGTTTCTCGTAAACTTCCGGAGGAACATTAGGCGTCAAAACCATAGCCATGACATACCAGACTGTCTCTTCCGTGGTCTTCGCAACATCACTGAGGAAGGGTTTCTCGAAGAAAGACTCCCATTTTGACAGGGAGACCAGAGAGTGCTCCAACTCAAGGATGTAATCCTCGGTTCCGAACTCCTTCGTTTCATCGTTGTAGTATTCGGACATCGGAACTCGCAATGTGAGCACTCTCTGGCCTCCCTCCGTGGTGTTTAGACGTACGTGAAGAACCAGTCGTCGTCCGAGACCAGCGGGAACTTGTAGCCGGCCGCCGGAACCGCGTTGACGACGGTGTTCGCCGTGATGGCGACGGTGCCGGTGACCACGATGCCGTTGATCTTGTAGATGACGCCGGTCACCGACGGGATCGTGATCAGATCGGTGGTCGAGTTGTAGGTTGGAGCCACCGGCGCGACCTCTGTGGTCGTTCCGGTGAAGATGTCCAGAACCGCCGCGGGAAGCGGAAGACTCGGGTCCGTACCGACTGTGCCGTACAACAGTGCCTCGAGCTCGGCCAGGGCGCCGGCGTCGACGGTGGTCGAATCGATGACCATGCTGGCCGTCGGCTTGAACGGGATGCCGGCGACCGTTCCGACCAGGACGGGCGTGGTGGTGACTTCCCAGCTGAAGTTGATGGCCTCGGGCGTGTCGTTGACCGTGGCGTAGGGCTTCTCGGACGGGGCCGCGAGGGCACCGTAAACGAGATGGAGCTTGTAACCGTAGTCGGTGGCCAGGACGTCGTTGCCCAGGAGCGTACGGTAGGACAGACCGAAGGTCTTTCGGGTCTGCTGACCGACCGAAACGCCGCCCTCGTAGAGGATCGAGCCGTCGCACTGTGCGAACTCTTCGGGGAAGGTGTAGGCCTCGATGGTCGCGCCGAACTCCTCGACGGAAACGAGGTTCAGGTACTTGATGTTGTCCGCGTAGGTTGGGGTGGTCTCCGCGCCGGTCGGCGATTCGGTGACGGCCGTGAGACCGTTCCAGGCGAAGCCCGTGTTGTAGATGCCGGAGTTGTTCGGGATGTAAAGGACACCGTGGTCGACGCCCGTTTCGTACAGGCGCTCACCCGTCTGGTCCCACAGGAGCTGGGTCATTTGTTCCCCTCAGAAATACAGGATGAAGACGTCGTGATTCAAGTTATCGGCTACGAAGAACCTGTCGTGAAGACACATCGATAGATTCTTCACCTTGTCCGGAATCACACTGTCCGGGTTCTTGTCGATCACAGTTACCTGATATCGCTTGGTGTAGCGATATGGGCTGTTGCCAGCGAACTCAGTATTTGCTCTGTCTCGTTGATAGACAATGCAGGGATACTGCATCGTGACATTCGATGGTGGTTGGAAATATACGTGAGCGACACCCAAACCCAGAAGAATGGCGTGGAGATCAAGCCGCAGGCCCATTATAGACCTCTCCCAACCTGAGAAGGAGGCGAGGGCTCTGTACTTCGACCTCTGATACAGTCCACAGAACCCCCGCCCACTTCACATAGCGAATGGCAAAGAAATGTTCGTTGGCGTAAGCGTCCGCGACGATACTGATAGAGTTTGCCACGGACAGATCGTTGTTGATCATCTGTCCGTCTTGCATCCGACGCGTGTTTCGAATCACGTCACCGTAGTACTTGATCTCGGTGATTTGATCTTCCCATACGCCAGGGGCGGTTTCTACAGATACGCCGTAGCCGATTTCACCGTAGAACCTTGCCATCGCAAGGTCCGTCTATCAGGCGGCCGGACGCGTGAACGTCCACTGGTCGTCGGCGTTGGTGGCGAAGAAGTAGCCCGACGCCGGGTCGGCACGGACCTTGAGCGAGGCGCCGGCTGCCAGGGCGGTCTGCGCGCCCGCGGAGAGCGTGGCGTTGGTGAGGTCGTTCTTGTAGACCACGCCGGTCTGCGTCGGGATCGTGACCACGCCGGTGGTGGAGGCGAACAGCGGGACGGTGATCGGGTCGACCAGGACGTTGGTGCCCGCGGTCTTCTTGATGATCAGGGCCGACTTGATCTTGACCAGGGCGCCGGAGATGCGCGTCTCGATCAGGTACTTCATCTGGTTGTAGTCGATGTCGAAGTCCTCGAAGGAGTTCAGCTCTCCCCCGCGATCCGCGCCAACGTTGTAGTCGGTCAGGTTGACGATGATGCCGAGCAGATCCGGCACGTCTTCCATGACCTCGACCTCGACGATCGACGAGACCATCAGAGCCGCGGCGAGCTCCGTGACGCTGTTCCAACGTCGCCGGCCGAAGGCGTCCTTGGAGAGGAGCATCTCGACGAGGGTCTGCGCCGTGGTGTAGAACGTCGGGGCACCGGTACCCTTGTAGAAGCGTCGCGCGCGCAGGACGGCCTCGACGACCTCGTTGTAGTCGGAGTTGGCGTCGGCGATGTTGACGTTGACCGTGGTCGCGTAGAGCTCGTTCTCGTTCGCGATGGAACGGATGCCCGCGCCCTCCGCGGCGGCGCCCGGGTCCTTGACCTTGTCCTCGTCGTCCGGGTCGCGACCGTCACCGATGAGGATCGCGCGCGCGATCTCCTCCTCGATCATGATCCGCATCTCGAACTTCATCCACGCCACGACGTCGAAGTCGGTGATGTCGACGATGTCGTCGCGGTCCAGCTTCTGCTTCTTGTAGATGGTGGCCGGCGTCGTGATTCGCCGCGTGATGCTGAACCACTCCTCCTTCTTGTACTCGCCCTTGATGTAGCCCTTGGCTCGGGCCGCATCCTGGGTCAGGTCCGCGACGAGGGTCTTCACCCGCGAGAACGGGCTGTGGCGCGTGTCGTTGATGACACCGGCCACCCACTCGGTCCGCCGCTTGTTGAACTCGGGCCGGTCGGTGAGCGTCCTGGCGTCCGGGAACAGCAGATCGATGTCCGTGATGCCGTGCTCGAGGGCGTAGTCGTTCAGGGCGTCCTTGAACTTCACGCCGTTCTTGAAGGCCGAGGTCAGAATCCCCTTCATGGCCGAGTGGGTGAGGACGTGGGCCTCCGGCTTGGCGCCGTTGTTCTCGAAGACGTTGCGACGAGTCACGTCAGTTCCTTCCTTGTGTTCGAGGTCGCCCTCGTTGTCACCGCTTTTGGCGCCGTCGGAGTGTTCCGCAGCCTGGTCCTTCTTGGTCTCGAGAGCCTTCTCGACCATGTAGTTGACGAGGTCCACCTGCTCCTGGTTGAGCGACTCGTAGACCTCCTTCACGGTTGCGTGCTCGAGAACTTCGGCCTGCTCCTCGACTTCCTCGTTCCCGTCGGGGTGGATGCCGACGGACCCGTGCTGAAGTGTCAGGCCGGTGAAGATGATGGCCTCGTCGGTCATGGTCTCGACATCGCCGTCGGAATGTGCGACCCGAACGTAGTCGATCTTCGCGCCGGGATTCGCTCCGGAAAGAACGAGGCTGACCTCGCGAATCATACCGTGGAAGACGCTCTTCGCCTTCTCGACCAGCTGATTCGCCCAGATGGAAAGTGATTCGACGTCCTTGTGTTCGACCAGGGCCTTGGCGTTCTTACCCTGCTTGGTGTCGTTGAAGTAGCCGAGGACGTACATGCCGTCGGGTCGGGCTTCCAGGACGCCGTGACCCAGAACGTTCGAGGGATCGTCGTGACCATGCTGCCAGACCAGAGGAATCTTCATGCCGTTCATGTGCTTGAACGCGTCGGGCATGATCGTTCGTCCGTCGGTGCACTTGAGACCTGCCTTCGTGGCGTACCCGCTGAAATCGGGTTCCATTTTGACAGTCTCCTTCCTTAGTTGAGGCTGGGTTGCCGAACTCCGACGGAGCCGGTCTTGCTGGTACTTTCGATCTCCAGAAGTTTGGCTTTTGCACCGACCTGGCGAGTCGGAGGCACCGTGGATTTCTGCGGCATGTTGCTGTTCATCAGCTTGTCCGCGTTCGGATCCTTTGCTGGCTTCCAACCAACCTTCTGACGCAATTCATTCGCAGAAGCGATCTCGTTACGAGAGAAGACGTCGGCCAACTCTGCGATCTGAGACATCGGAAGAAGCTTGAATGGATCACGGAAAGACATCACAGACTGCTTCTGCGAACGAGCAGTCTTGGTGAGGAATGTTCGCTTCATCGCGCCAACGATGGCCGCTGTGACCGGCTCGATGGTTCGATTGTAGTAGTTGATCATGGCTGCTTCGTCAGCAGTGCCATTCATAACTTCCACAGTCAGACCAAGCTGGCTGTACAGCATGTCCATCAAGTAGCGAACCTGCTCGAGTAGGTTGTTCTCGGCAGGTCGATTCAGCTGAGTGATCTTTTCGGTACCGTCTGTATAGGCGATGCCGTACTTACTACCCTTCAGCTGGAACTCGATGTCCTTCCTACGTTGATCAGCCTGCTGACGACGAGCTTCAGACTTGATCACGTAGGGTAGCTGGATGATCATGTCCAACTTGCCGGAGCTTGACTGCTCGTCGACAGTGTCCAGAAGATTAAGCTTCCGAATCAGTCTTTGAAGCGTCGAGTTCGGCTCGTTCATGATGGCGTAGAGAGGATTCTCTACGATCGCTACGAACTTTTTCTCGAGAGTGACTTCTTCTCGCCGCCCAGTCGCCTCGTTATAGAGACTGATTCGAACATGTTTTGGCATCCAAGAGACTACCTCGCCCACGCGAAGCGTCTTGATGTCGAAAGAGCCTGACGTTTCCGGATTGATGGTAGTATCAACCGGAACAATCGCAGCAACTCCCCGATCGAAGAGAGTCATCGCAATATCCTGACGGAAAGCTCGGGATTCTTGGTCGATGTTCGCTTCGAGGGTGAGACAGTTGTTCAAGCCGCTGTCGACGTCTTCGAGATATCGGTCGTCCGAATCGAGTCGAACGTGACGCAGCTCGATAGCTGCTGTGTCAATTCCCAATCGCGTGTAGATCGACGCGATGATGGAACGCTCGTTGGAGAACGTCAGTCTCGTTCGATCAGGACGAGTTCCGTAGGTTGCTCCTCCGTCGTAAGATCGAAACTGAACGTCCTGGTTGATGTCCAAGAACGCGTTCCAGGCGTGTTTCAATCGAGACAGTGCAGACACTACTCACCCCCTTTCTTGAGATCATTCGAACGCCTCCTTGTTGGCCTTATACGCGATGTAGGCGTCCATCATTGCCGACACGTTGTCGATCTTTTCGTCTTGTCGCCTCTTGAGAAGCTTTCTGTTTCCGTTCGTGTCCTCGAGCGTGATGGCATTACCCATCGCGAAGGTCATGAGCGACTGATCAAAGATGAGCATTCGCTCTTCAGCAAGGATCTTCAACTCACCCAATGGTACAGATTCAGTCTTAGCGCCCTGAATGACCTTCTCGATACCGAAGGGTCCGTTCTCAGCCTCCCAGCGAGTCACGAACTCCTTGGCGTTGTAGGGGTCGAAGCCCAATGTTCGAACATCGTATTTCTCTTCCTCGATGAAATGATCGAGATCGTCATAGACCTCCATCATATCGAGGATGGTTCCTTCAAGTACGTGAAGACTTCCCTCTTTGATAAACTCATCATACTTAGCCCGCATGGCACCGGGGAGTTTCATCAAAGTCAACGAAGTAATGTAGCTTCTGGTTTTAACACCGAACCCATTCCGCAATGGGAACAGAAACGTGAAGGCACAGAAGTCATCACCCTGCGAAAGGTCAGCTCCAAGAGAACAAGGAAGCTGCCAGAATTGCCTTTGTCGATGGGGAAGAGTCTCTTCGTAAGTGAAGAAGTACGTGTAACCTTCCATCGGAATGCCGAACCTCTTAGCGAGGATGTCATTCCGAGAAGCTGGTGCCTTTTCAGCCCGCTCCACATCCAACTGATAAGTTTCGTATGTTACTGTCTTACCAATGTTGGGTTGAGCCTTGGGCCACATGGCAGGGTCGGCAACTTCCTCCAGCTCATCCAGCTTGTAATGCCAGATAGAGACATGAGGAGCTTGGTAATCGCCCTTGAGAATGTCAGCGAGTTCCATTTTGATGGTATCGCCGCTACCGTTCCGGACGGTACCTTCAGAACTGATAGCTAAGATCAGGAAGTCATCGTGTTTGGACGCTCCCTGCTCAACAGCACCGACAACATCCTCTCGGAGATCTCCCGAAAGCCATTCGTCAATGGTTGAAATCTTAGGTCGAAGACCCTGAAGTTTTGCGATAGACATCGGGCGAACTTCAAGCAGCGATCCTGTCAGGAAGTTCTCGACACCCTTTTTTGTCGCGGCCAACTTCATTCGAGCCGCGCGCGAACCGGTGGTATTCTGCAAAGATCCTTCGGTCAGGAACTGAAACAGAGGGCCTCGCGCGCGAGTGATGGCTGTCCGAAAAGGCGACATCACTTCGTCGGCTTGTTTCATCGTTGGTGCCGTGGTGATCTGATGTGTCGTGGATGTGTCGACATTCAAGAAGTAACTCTGAATGCAGGCAGCATACATCGATTTGGCCGCGCCTCGAGCTACAATCAAGTATTGCTTTTGAGTGAGTCGTTTCTTGATTGTCTTGGTGACGTAACGTCCACCGCGATTCTTGGGGAACGGCTCATACACACTTCGCTCGATGAAGTAGTACCAACCGAAGATCTGCTCAGCCCATACCTTGAACGAGTCGAGTAGATGAAGATCGCTGCCGTCAGTAAGTGTGAGCTCATTCTCGCAGTAAAGGATGAATCCCTCAACGGCTAGATCATCGTAGTAGATCGAAGGATTGGCGATGAGCGCATCGATGCGGTTCATCTCCATCGCAATCTCCCGATTCACAGGGATCTCGCCACGAAGCACTGCATCACGGAACTGTCCGTAGTACGTTGGTACAGCCGTGTTCGATAAACCCATCGCCAACCCTCCTTTCTAACTCTTCTTGATGGCCTGACCGACCTGGTCTCGAATGAACTTGCCGGACTCTTCCTTGCCCACGTCCATCAGGATCTTCTTCAGGAACGCAGCAGCTTGTTCCGAGGGTCGTTTGGGCCTCAGTCTGTCGAACTGTTGTTCCAAGTTCAACCGCTGGACCAGATCCTGCAGTTCCTTGTTCGAGAGTGAATCAGTTGTGCTCTTCCTGGCTTTCTGTCCAGCGATCGCAGCTCGAACAGCGTCTTCGGAAGCTCCATGACGCTCTCCGCCACGAGTCTGAACCTTCCTTCCAGGGGGAGTGGCCACTTCGACGCCAGTCGGCCCGGACGAAGCATTCTTTCGAACACCCCATCGCATACCCTTGACGCCGAAATGAGCAAGAACCTCGGTCACACTTCCGCTGGGACCGGGGGCGGGTTTGGATCGACCCATGCGTCTCCTTCCCTTACCACATTCAGCCGCCACTCGAGCTGTTTGATCTGTTCGTTGAACGAGTCGATCAGGTAGGACGTTGTTGGCGGATCGAACAAGAGTCGAACTCGCAAATATACGTACGACCTGACCGAGGTCAGCCGAAGATCAGTACCGATGAAGTCGTCCCACGTGGCGGTTTTGTCTTCGATCATGAAGCCGTTGGTCGGACCAAGCCCCAACTGATTTAGGGTTGAGAGAACCGAGTTGATGTGGAGGAGAATATCCTCATCGAACGCTACGTAGTCCTCTTCGAGCCCCAGAACCTTCTTGGTGCTGGTGAGAATGCTGGCAATCACGTGGGACGCCTCCCTCGGTTAGAAGCGGCCTTCGTTCAGTCGCCGCTGCAGAGCCTTCACAGTGACGCTGACCGGCGTGGACAGGATCTGGTCGACCGGGACCTTGAGGTAGGATTGGATCCGACCCACGGTCTTGTAGGGTCGGCCGTCCTGCGCGATGCCCCGACCGTCAAGAACGAGCCGGTGATCGACGGTCGCTCGAAGCTTCTTCTGGACGGCGAAGACAAGCTGACTGACCTCATCGATCTTGCCATCGACGGGGGTCTTCATGATCTTCTGCCAGCGAGCGATGGTCTTGACGCCGAGCTTGCCGTCCTCGATCAGGGGCTTGCCATCGTCGAGTACCGGCTTGGTCGTCTTCGGCGGGGCGACGTACTTGCCGGGGAAGAACCACGCGTGGTTGTGGTCGTAGTGGTTGGCCGTCGGGTTTCCGCGGTCTTCCATCTTGCGACGCTTTCCCGGGTAGTTCACCGTCGACGTGATGTGCTGTTCCCAGATCACGTGGCGCAGCCGAAGCCGCTTGCGGTTCTTCCAGATGTAGTTGCGGAGCCAGTCGCCGGCGGCTTCGTTGTGGACCATCAGGTCGAGTGCCAGACCGGTCTTGTGTTCGGCGCTGGTGCCGATGCCCCACATGAACCAGATTTCGTGGCCGGCGGCCTTGGCTGCGTTGAAGAGCTCGATGGCGATCGACTTGGTTTCGGGCTTGACCTTGCCCAACTTGCTGATCACGTGCGCGAGGGTGCTCATTCCGAAACCTCCTTCGCGTTGGTCTCTTCGACGTCGTAGTCCGCCGTGGCCTTGTCGTCGATTTCGCCGTCGAAGAAATCTTCCGTCTCTTCCGGCTGCTCGGCGACCTTGGGGTCTTCCATGAAGGATCTCCTTTCTTACCAGAGTTTTGTGTCACCCGGTTTGCGAGCGACGACAGGCTTTGGAAGTAACCTATCGTCACCGTAATGGATGGCGTTATGTGTTCGGTGTGTCGTGGAGATCAGGAACTGAGGATCGAGGATGCTGGGGTCTCCATCACTGATGTCAGCCATCGTCATCGGATTCATATGATGGATATAGATCCTGTCGTGGATCTCGAATCCTTCAACCCCCAGATCACACCCCAAGTCACGGACAATTACCTGGTGGCGCACAGCACGCCATTCGGATGATCGATAGAAACCTTGGTTAAGATAACGATCGAAACCGAACGTTGCTTCTCCGACTTTACCATGGAGAGCGAGGTAATTGTATCGTTCCTTGAATGTCTCGATTCTTCGAAGCTCGGAATATCGCCGGATCCTAGTAGCCATCCGCTTCATCCACAACGTCTTGACCCGAGTAGGCCTTCATGGCATTCAGAGCCTTTGAGTATAGCTCCTCGACCTTCTTAGCTGAAGCCATCGCATCGATCTTGGCCGCCATGAGTTGGTTTTCGTGGTCTAGACGTTGTTGCTCGAGTAGTTCTCTCGAAGAACCAAGCTTGAGATAGTGACTGATGACCTGAGCCGATGCAGTGCCTTCTCGCATCTGTCTCTCGGCCAGGTCAACAGCCAGTGAAATCATCTGATTCTCTCTTGCGTCAGGAGTGGTCGCTGGCGGTCGCCGACTCTTGATTGGTTCTTGATTCCTTTGCCCACTCGCCATCATCAACTCCTTTCACAAGAGAGAATTTGTTACGGTCCGGAGAAGCCGATTGCTCCGCCCAGGATGCGAACATCACAGGATGTCGCGGAAGACATCGCCCAGATATCGGAACCTGTACTACCGACGATGACAACCGCGCCGGCCGTGAGATGGAGTCCGGTGTCTGCGGCGACATTCGCGTATCCGACACGAAGGGGGTCCGGTCCAATGTTCTGGATGGCCATCGGACCTCTACCGATCTTGACTGGAGTTGCACCAACGTTCATGTTGGGTTCTCCTAGGTCGCGATGATGCCGGCGGTGCGAAGCTTGGCGAGCAGGGCATTCACGACGGTCCGGGTCGCGGCGTGGTCGGTTCGAAGGGCGTTGAACTCGGCCTCGGTCGGGGATTCGCCACCGGTGATGGCCGCCTGGGTGAGTGCGGCGACGTCTGCCTGGGCCGCACCCTGCGACATCACGACGAACGGGGTCTTGTCGGCCTTGTAGAGGTGCAGAATCTCGAGCGAGTTGCCGGGGTAGTCCTCGGTCGGGGTGGATACGGCATACTTCTTGCCGTCGGGGGTGGTGTTCTCGCTCATTGCGAGTCACTCCTTACGAGATTGAACCGGGTTTAATCGGAAACTTCTGCGGAAAACTCCCGCCGGGGATATTTT